AAGAAGCCAATTACAATAACCTTGTATACTCTGATACAAATACAACATTGAAAATTAACTTATCAGTTCGTTATGACCATGCATATCAGAGATTCTTCGCTACAGAAGGAAGTGAAGCTCTTGGTGGTCCAGCAGTTGGTACAGTTTAATAAGTAAATAACAAAGACATATCGCCTTCGGGAAAGGGCTGTTCTAACAGCCCTTTTTCTTTATGTTTTTCTACTGCGTTCAATACATATTCAACTTTTTCAAAATCAATACAACTTTCATTATCTCTTCCTGAACCCATTTCAAAAATTGTGCGAATTTTTGTTTCCATATCAATCCAATAATCAAATCCTTGAGATGCAGATTCAATTAAAGGTAATTGACTTTTAATATTATCTGGTCCCAAACCACCAGCATAACCACAATAAAAAGATGGTATATAATTAGGCCAATTTTGTGGAGAAATACCCGCTCCTCTAGATGAGTCAAATAATATAGAATAATTATTAACTTCACCTAATAATTTCATTATCCCTTTACTATCATTATTATGTTGAATTATAATTTCTGTAGGACTAATTAAAGAGAAACAACGTTTGATTAATTCAGGACTAGCAGGATATTGATCAAAATAGGCATTAATTTGAATTCTCTTAAATGATTTACACAAATCAATAAGATCTCTTTGAAAGAATGCAGTTATAGTTAAACTACCACATAAATGAAGAGATAAATTTAGATCAGAATGAGTCTGTGTTAATTTCTTAATCCATTTTAAACTTGGATAACGTGGTCTTTGTGTTCCCAAATAAATATTAAACAAAACACCCCATTCTACAAAGGGAAATTTATCCGACATTTGTCGGATATTATCTAATGAGGTATTTTCATCAATACCAGTCAAAGTACAATTTTTCAAACTCATAATTTAATTTCCCCCGGTGACATATCCATTGTCTCACATTTCAATTTTGTTGTCAAGTACCTACCATAAATATAAAATGACTTTGAGGTAAAAAACATGCCAGCATCCGATTTACAAACGTTATTTTCTAGCAGTGGTATTAATGATGTAGCAAATCTTGGTGCCCCTATATTAACATCAGCCAATAATACGGTCAACACAGCCGTAGAAAAGGTTATGGATGACTTTACTCAGTCTCAACAACAAGGCACCGTAAGCTCATTTTTAAATACCGGTTATCAACAACTATTTACTGCCATGGGTATCGACCCTAACGCAGTTAATGTTTTAAATCCTGATAACAATCCAGTTATCAATGCCGGGGTTGCTGGAGCTAGTAATGTTTTCATGAACATAGTAAATGAGAAACTTAGCCGTTCAAATTTTGGTCCATTAAAGTCTTTAAATAATTTACAGCGTCTTATTCAAAATCCAACCGTAACGATTTATGAAAATCTTCCTTCTAGTTTAACTAAAATGACTTGGTTTGTCATAGCAATGGAAACGTTGTTAAGAAAAAACAATCTACCACGGGTCAATACTTTTGGAAGAGATAATCAATCAGCATTAGTTACTACAAGATCATACGCACAAGACATAGCTAATCATATACACTCTCCAAAATTCAAATTTTTGTTTTTAATGAATGTTCGTTTTAAAGGAGATTTTAATGCCGTATTCAATAAACAATTTACTTTCTTAATTAAAAAAGCAGATCGTCCGAAAATAAAAATAGAACATGAAGAAATTAATATGTATAATTTTAGGACTCGTTTTCCTAAAATGGTTTCATATGAACCAATTACCATTGAATTACATGATTCTATGGATAAATTAACATTAATGTTCTTCTTAACTTATATGAAAATTCTTAGCCCGGTAATGCGTAGTAGAATTTGGGGTTCACAAACTGCCGAAGGAGTTATAGATTCTGCGGGTATGAATTTTGATGCTGGATATTTTCTTAATTCGAGCCAAGAACCAGACGCATCAAATCCATGGGCGGGTTCACTTAATACTCCAGGATTGTTTAGTCCAGTTTTAGAATCACCTAAAGAACAATTGAACATCATTGAAGAAATCACAATTTACCACGTTTACGATGTTGGACAACAAACAGATATCTATCATTATATAAATCCAAGAATAATGGATTTCAATTTAGATGATTTAGATATGTCAAATGGAACAACTACAAATAGTTTGTCATTCAATTTTATGTACGATGCTTTAAATATTGAAATTGGTAGAAATACTATAGATAGTGATGTTAAACTTGGGCTTGATGCTTCTGTACCAGAAACAGTAAAAAGAATGAATTTTCAAGGGGCTTCTACAATTACCCCAACTTACGGCGCAGCCGGGACTGTTATTAATTCAACTATTTTGCCGTCTTACCAAACACAAGCAGCTATTAACGCTTCGTTACCAAAAAATCCACCGTTGCCTGTACCACCTACTGCTACTCCAGAGCTTGTAGCAACCCCAGAATCTGTTGTTCCGCCTATACAAGATATATCAACCGCAACATTTGTGGATACAGAATTAGATCAATTAAATTCTTCACAAACAAAATATTCATTTCATCGTGATCCAATTACTGGTGAATTAGATCGTTGGCAAGTTGAAGATACTTATATTAAAGGACGTGGTAATTCTCTTAAAGTTCTAATTCCATCAGGGCAAGATCCTCTTACTACTCCAGATCGATACGAAAATGACTAAATGGAAACAATGTATATACAAATTAAAAAATCCTCAAAAGTACGTAGGTAATAATAAAGATTTTATTCGTTGTATGTCTTCTTGGGAAATAGAAGCTCATAGAGTCTTTGATACTAATGAAAATATTATTGAATGGGCTAGTGAACCATTTCCAATACCATATGTTAAACCAACAGATGGAAAAATTCATCGTTACTTTCCTGATTACTACATAAAATATCGTGATAAATATGGAAACATTATTCATGAAATAATAGAAATAAAACCATATGCACAAACTGTTTTGCGCGAAAGATTTTCACATGTCGAACAAGTTGAATACGCTATAAACCAAGCAAAATGGAAATACGCTACTGAATGGTGTAAAGCACATGGATTAAATTTCAGAATTATAACCGAAATAAATGGATCTAAACAAGTATTCAATCAACCAAAAAAGATTGTGCCGCGACGAGTTAAAAGACGAACAACAAGGATACGATGATGGCAAAGACTATTGAAAAACGAAAAGTACAACATCCTCTAGAGGATGTTTTTAACATTGAGCCTGGAACCACTGAGATAGAAGTAGTAAAGACTAATACAGATGAAGAACTGTTACCTCATGAAACTTATGATATTAAAGACGAAGAAATTGAAAAGAAACTTCAACAAATCGCAAATGCTGCTCTTGATGGATATGATGCACAAGTATTAATTGTTGAAGATTTAGATGAGCCTAAGTATGCTGCTAGAAACATGGAAGTTGCAAACGCTTTACTTTCAACAGCATTGGGTGCAGTTAAAGAAATAGCAGAAATTAAAAAACATAAAGATAAAATTGTTGTTCAAACTGGAAAACAAGTTAAAACTGTAAACAATAATCTCATCGTTGGCACAAGAAACGATATTTTGAAAAAACTTCTTGAAGATTAATTGTTCATCTAATTTTTTCCGAAATAAATAATTTCTGATTGGAGGAATTATGCCACGGAAGAATCCCCGCGTAGTTAAAGCGCATCAAGAGTTTGAGTATGATGACGAGCAACTCAAAGAATTAAAACGATGTGCTAGAGATGCAATATATTTTATTGAAAAATACGTAAAAATTCAACACCCAACTAAGGGCTCTATTCCTTTTGATTTATATTCGTATCAAAAGGAGATGATTGATAATTTTCAAAATCATCGATATAACATTCTATTGTCAGCACGGCAAACTGGTAAAACGACCGTTGTTGGATCTTTTATTTTATGGTATTCCATATTTCATAGAGACAAAACAATTCTAATTGTTTCCAATAAAAACTCAAACGCTATGGAAATCATTAGTCGTATTCGATACGCTTATGAATATCTTCCAAACTGGCTTAAACCGGGCGTTGATGATGACGGTTGGAACAAACACAGTATCGGTTTTGACAACGATTCAAAAATTATTTCAGAAGCAACTACAGAACAATCTGGTCGTGGTCTTTCTATTTCATTGTTGTTTTGTGACGAATTTGCACACGTAAAACAAAACATTCAGCAAGAGTTTTGGACTTCCATTCAACCAACTTTGTCCACAGGTGGTAATTGTATTATTTCATCAACTCCTAACGGCGATACTAATTTATTTGCGCAATTGTGGCGAGAAGCAGAATCAGGAAGAAATAATTTCCATCCACGTTGGGTCAAATGGGATGAACCACCAGGACGTAATGAAAAATTCAAAAAAGACTCAATTGCTGATTTGGGAAGTCAAGATAAATGGGATCAAGAATTTGAATGTAAATTCTTATCTTCTGACGCATTACTCATCAATTCATCTTTCTTATTAGATTTAACCAAACAAGTATCCTTGCCTGAGCCAAACGAAAAAGGATTTAGATTTTGGTCTCCTATTGCAAAAGGAAAAACATATATAGTTGCGGTCGATCCTGCAACCGGTACGGGCAAAGATTTTTCAGTTATTGAAGTTGTTGAATTTCCATCATTACGTCAAATAGCAGAATGGCGATTTAACACTATGGATACAACCGTAATGTATTTGGCTCTAAAGTGGATATTAAGGCGTATTCAAGTTGTGGGCGGCAATGCTTATTTCTCGGTTGAAAATAATGGAGTGGGAGAAGCATTGATTGCACTTTATCAATTTGATGAAGACCCACCAGAGATTGGAGAATTTGTTTCTGAAGAAGGTAAAGACAGATTGGGTATGTCTACACAAGGAAAAACTAAATTAACCGCTTGTACAAACTTTAAACAATTATTAGAAAAAGGTAAATTTGGGGTTTATTCTAAAGATTTATTAACTGAATTAAAATATTTTGTAAGACGCGAAGGAACCTTCAAAGCTCAAATAGGAGCAACAGATGATTGCGTTTCTGCGTTTTTATTGATAACCCGAATGTTAGGGGAAATAGCATCATATGAGCAAGAAGCTTTTGATGCGCTATATACCCTTAACGAAGAAGGCTACCTTGATGATGATCTTGAATATGATGAGCGGGAAGAAGGTATGCCAATGAGTATTGGAGGTGGAGGATTTGGAACCGCTCAAGTCCGGGGTGGATTTACTGATCCTAATGACCCAAATTCTTTTGATCCTTTTTATGGAATGGATATATGATATCAGAAATAGAAATAAAAGAAATTCAAAAATGTTTTAATGATCCTGCGTATTTTGCAGAAAGTTGTATAAAGGTTAAACACCCTTCGTCAAAAATGGTTGATTTTAAACCTTATAATTTTCAAAAACAGTTATTGAAAAATTATGCAAAAGATAATTTAAATATTGTAGTACATGCTAGACGACTTGGTATTAGTACATTAAATTGTAGTTTTGCTTTATGGGAGGCCATTTTTCATTCTTTTAGAACAATATATTTGGTATCAGATCGTTTAGATACATTAAATTTCTCAATAGATCGCCTTCGTTTTATGTGGTCTAATTTACCAGCTTTTATTACCAATGGGCTTAAATTAGTTTATAATAATAAACAGTATATGGAATTCGATAATGGTTCTCGTATTCTTTTTGGGCGAGCAGATATTTCTATCACAAGAGGCTTGAGTGTTAATACAATGATTTGTGATAATTTTGCTTTTATATCTCTACAAAGAGCAGAAGAATTTTGGATAACTTTACACCCTTCAATACCTATTTCTGGAAAAATAATATTAACTTCTGCTTATAATCCAGAATCAAATTTGTTTAATAAAATTTGGCGACAGTCAGAAAAAGGACTAAATACTTTTAAGAGACATCAACTTTTATTTTATGATGTTACTGATAAAGATGCCAATGATTTCATTGAAGACCCTGTTTGAAGACAATCTAACTCAATTAAGACAAAATATTGAGAGAGGATTTCCTCGTACCAAAAAAAGACAAAAAATCAGTAATACGGTAAGCATTAGCAATATTCGATATACAGCTTATCCAATGCAACATGCTGTACAAGTAGAAGCTAGTGCTCGCGGCAGTACTGGTAATTATGAACCTATTATTTTATTTACAGATGTTGAATTTCAAGAAGCAGACACCCCAAACGTAATTACTTTTAAAGCAATTAACGGCGAAGAATATCATGTTTCTCCAGTTTCAAGAAGAATGAATAACGTTGAAATGTCCTGTGACTGCATGGATTATCAATGGAGATTTGCATCACAGAATTATCAAAAAGATACACAATTCGGACAGCCACCCCCACCATATCAAAGAAAAACTCCACTTCCACCAGCAGGTAGACCTTACGCAAATCCTATGGAAGTCTCAGGCATGTGTAAACACATGGTTAGATTTGCTGATCAATTACAGCAAGTTGGTCTTCTTATCCCTTAAGATAGTCTTTTAATTTTTTAGATGAATGTGAATGAGGGGCTTGTTTCAAACCAAGCTCTGATAGAATTTGATTTACTTCTTTATTTTTGTTAACAGTTTCCAAGATTACTTTAGGTTCTGGAGTGGGTGTTAAAATAATAGATTCAATTGGCATTTCTACTGTTGTGTCGCTTTCTTTTGCAACTTCTTCAGGTTCACTAACTACTTTTGCTTTTGGTTTTGACGCTGCCTTTTCTTTTTCCTTCTCTTCTTCTTTTACTTCTGCTTTAACTTTAGGAGTACCGGTTACTTTTGCTTTACCGCTCATAGCCACAAAATA